ACTCCTGCAAAGTTTGCTGCCTCTTTGGCACGTTCAAAGCCCTCAAACGACTCTTATAATATGCCTTAGGGCGGGGCGCCTCCCCAAAATACCTAGGAAGCTTCATGTACGGAGCAGCCAACGTCCTATCCTGTGGATCCAACGAGATGCTCGCAATATCGTATTCCAGGTTTTGTTCTGAAACCCCAGGTAAAACAGCCGAGTAGAACTCATTCAGTACATACGCGGGGTCCGCCACTGGATTGAAATGCACCTGACGTTCCATTGACAGTTGACGTCGCACAGATGTGACCTCCAACTCCCGTCTTACCAAGGGGGCTTGGTCCACCGGGTTCAAAGCCCGCATCATTCCGACCACGTCATCAACCTCCGTCCCACGAGCCATCGTTGCGTTGAACAAAGCAAATTCCGAAACGCGGAAACCTACTTCTTCCAAGCGACTCTCAGGGCCCTGCAACTGTGCAATCGTCCTTACTAACTCGGACAGGAAACCCCTAGCCCCTAGGGCCGCTCTACGGCTTAACTCTTGCGCCGCCAGATTTCCCCCCGTCAGTTCCAGTTTTCCCACACCCCGCATTAACACATACGAAGGCATCGGGTCGATCCCGGGCCCCTTCAATGACAAGCGAGGCGAAAGAAAACCCCGAACGGCATCGGCAGCAGCCCTGACGAACCTATTTAGTGGTTCAAAGGCAACCTCCCAAACAGCCAAGGAACAGGTAGTAACGACGAACCAAAGACGCTGAGCGGTGTCTGCTGTGGCAAACGACGCATACTCGTCCACGAACTTCCTTGCTCCCTCAACTAAGTTGCCGGAGTCATACCTGTCAACAAAGGCCCGAGCGAACAAATCCACGACGAGGGCATCCACCAGGTCTTCTCCCAACCTAGAATTCACATAAACGGATGTCCCCTCAATAGTCACTCGATCATTGACTACGTGGATCTGCTTGCGGACAGCGTACCTAGTAAATTGCTCCCGAGGCAACTGCATGGCGAACTGGTACACCCGATCAACCAATCGTTGCCCAACTAAGTACCTCTTCGTCTCCCAGCTACCCGGGTCGGAGGGATTCCTCCCCAACGATGTCAAACGACACGTTGATACCACGTACATCGGTTGCTCCATCGGCAAATCCAAAGCATGCGTTATGACCGAAGCCTCCGGTTCCACCGGTAGACGCACCATCCGGTAGAACATCACGCAACCTCGATTCTTCAACAACTCCAGTTGAAACCAAGTCTTCGTACTAGTACCCACAGCAAACGTGTGCCCCGTTAACCAAGATCTCCAGGAATCCACCGTGTAAGAGGTCACTCCCGCGATCCCATCGGGGTACTTGAAACGCACTTCATCCTTTCCACGCGAGAAATGCACGCCATACCCGGGGAACTCACCCTCATCGTTGAGCAGCATCGCTGGGTGATAAGGGACGAAACCATAAGCAACGTCTGCTTGTGCCCCCACCATAGCCATCCCCACTTGCCACGGGCTATACGCATTCATAACGCCGTCCACACACACAACCTCCGCTTGAATCGATGAGTCCCACTGGGTTATAAACCTCACCCCTTCACCACGGAGGAAATCGTCGTATCTTCTTCGAGATAAGGGTTTTCCCACGTTCTTCGAGACCTCTACATAGCTCCCATAAACACGGTAGGCGTCCAACGACGCCGCATGCCTCTCGTGTACCGCCAACGGGGAAGTGGTGTCAACTACCATATGCGCCGACGAGAAATCCGACTCGAGCAAGGCCATCAGTGGGGTGCCGAACACAACCACCGAGGCCGCCAACTTCCTAGCCTGCAACACCAACCACTCCCCGGCAAGACGTCGAGCCTGCACGTACAAAGGGTGAGCCGGCCGCATAAACCCATAGCTAGCAAACCGAAACTCAGGGTAGTCCGCCGCCAAGATGGCAACATCATCTGAAGGCAAAGCCACTGTGACCACACTCAGCGTTGCTGAAACCTTCGCAGCCCCACGAGCAGCAGAGAGGGCCGCCACCTTCCTCTCCATAGCATCGGCCAAAGACCTATACAGCGGATGGTTCACTGAAAAAGCTACATTCTTACTCAGAGCCCTACCCACGGAAGGCTCAGATATTTCATCTTGAACAGACATCACGAAAAGAACTATCACAATTGCCAAT